CCTCGACTGTGGCCGAGAGCGAAGTCCTCCTGAGGACCGTGATTGGACGGTCGGAGATGGAGAGCTGCTTTTACAGGACCCCCGCCCGATGGCGGGGTTTCCGTTTTGGGAGAAGGTTCGATACATCGAAACCACTCCAGGATTGGTTGTTTTGCATCCCTCACGGATTTGGCACGAGACCAATCCCTTCAACTCCCCCAGCGGGGAGCGCGTCCTGTTGGTCGTCACCTTCCGTGTGGCGTCCCACAACTACACAGAGCTTTACACCCGGCTATGAGCTGGGCAGGAGATGACTTTGATTGAGAAAACCATTGAGCTCGTTGATGACGAGCATGTCCTTTTCACTGTGACGGTCATGGATGGTGAGCGCATCCGCTCCCGCCGTGAATATCACTTGGCCAAGTTCGCGCACCAGAGTGCGCAGGAGGTCTGCCGCCAGGCATGCCCAGAGGCATTTGCCGATGAGCCAGCAACGCAAAGTGCAGGTGCGTGATGGCCAGATTTACTTTGCACGCGCGCAATCGCGCCAATGAAGCGGTCCGGCTGATCTATGACAACCAAACCAGCGAGCTGCTGGCAGAAGACCTTACTCCCTGGCCACTGGGCTACATTGAAAAGTCATGGACGGTTGGCCACATTGAAGCGGTTAGCTTGAGCCAGCCTGGTCGAAAAGCCAATCCAAAGGTGCTGAAGATTCAGCTTGGTCTGTCATGCAACTACTCGTGCGACTACTGCAGCCAACGCTTTGTCCCCCATGCTCAAGAGACCACGCAAGCAGACGTACCTCAGTTCTTGAGGCTGATTGAGGAAAGCCTCGAGAAAGCACCTGAACGAATTGAGTTCTGGGGTGGTGAACCGCTGGTTTACATCAAGACCCTGCGCCCCTTGGCTGAGGCGCTCAGGCAGCGTTATCCGGCAGCATCATTTGGCATTGTCACCAATGGCTCTTTGCTTAATCCGGAGATCAATGAATGGCTGGATGCGTTGGGCTTTGGTGTAGGCGTTAGCCACGACGGTCCAGGTCAGCCTGCTCGTGGTCCAGACCCTCTGGCCGACGAAACCAGTCGCGCCGGGATCCTGGATCTTTACAAGCGGCTCGCTCCACAGGGGCGAATCTCGTTCAATGCCATGGTCCATCGCACGAACACCAGTCGAGAAGAGATCGCCAAGTACTTCTTGCAGTTGACTGGCGATCCGACGATTTCGATCGGTGAGGGAGCCTTCGTTGATCCCTACGACGCGGGTGGCCTGGCGAACTCGCTGCAATCGAATCACGAGGCATTCGAATTTCGCAGGCAGTCACTGGATGAAATTCGACGTGGTCGTATTGTTCATCTCGATATTGCCCGTTCCCGCATGCGGGAGTGGGCGCGCAGCATTTTGGAGAGACGTTCGGCCAGCGTGTTGGGTCAGAAGTGCGGGATGGACAGCCCTGATCAGATCGCTGTCGACCTTATGGGCCGTGTGCTCACTTGTCAGAACGTGAGTTCGGTGTCTGTTGCACCGAATGGTCAGTCGCATCACATTGGGCATGTTTCCAAGTTGTCGGATGTCGCATTGGACACCTCGACGCATTGGTCCCAGCGCTCGGAGTGTCTCGGCTGCCCTGTGCTTCAAGCTTGCAAAGGCGCATGCATGTTCTTGGAGGGGCCACTGTGGACAGCGGCCTGCGACAACGCTTACTCGGACCATGTGCCATTTTTTGTGGCCGCCATCGAACATCTGACAGGCTGCGCTGTGCATCGCATCGATGGGGATCTTCCTCAGGATCGATCCGATGTCTTTGGATTTGATGACAAGGCCAATCAATCAGCCTCCAGGAAAGTTATCCCCATCGAGGTGTCCAATGCCTGATCAAGCTCTTTCAGCGGCATTGCGTGAGGCATATGCCAGCGCGCCCAACGACGTGGTCATCCTGCATACCCTGGAGATACGGCATCCAGACTTTAGAGACGATGCAGGTAATACGACCGCGATCCGGGTGGTGCGCGATCAGCAAGACTTGCTTGCAAGGCTTGAGGCATCAGCGCCAATCAATGCAGGCCAGCAGGTTCAGTTTGTGGCCATGGGATTTGAGCTGGATCTGCCACCCGTAGATATCGCGCCTGTTCCCGAAATTGCGATCACCTTGGACAACGTCACCCGGGAGATCGTGAAGCACTTGGACGAGGCATCGGTTTCGGAATCACCCATTGAAGTGACTTACCGTCCGTACCTTTCTAACGATTTGAGTGGCCCACAGATGGATCCGCCCATCACGTTGGTGATCACCGAGGTGGAGGCCGACGTGCAGCGGGTCACGGCCAAGGCACGCATGGCTGACATCGGCAACAAGACTTTTCCGTCACGCTTGTACACCGCAACCGAGTTTCCTGGATTAGCACGATGACAGAAGAAGACTCGCCCAGTTGGGTGATCCAGTACATCGGTCGTCCGTGGATTGCAGGTGAGAGAGGCCCCGAGTCATTTGACTGCTGGGGCCTTTTTCTATGGGTCCAGAAAGCGCACTTCAGTCGTGACTTGCCGGTGATCCCGGTGGATGCACTGAATCTGCGGACGGTCCTTCATGCGTTCAAAAATCACCCGGAGAGGCAACGTTGGGAGGCGGTCGATGTGCCTCAGCAGGGGGATGCGGTTTTGATGCGTCAGTCGCGACACCCCGTGCATGTGGGCGTGTGGGTCGATGCCGACGGTGGCGGTGTATTGCACTGTGCCCAGCAAGCTGGGGTGGTGTTTCAGCAACTGATTTCTCTTGCCAACCACGGCTGGCAGGTGGAGGGGTATTACCGATGGAAGGAGTCGCCATGACAAGCGCTTGCATGTCAGGCCTACCCAGCCCTGGCCTGGTCATTTGGATGCGAAATCCGTTCGAGCCCAGTGATCGGCAGGTGAGCCATGTGTTTGGATCGCCCACGATCGCACAGTGGATGAGTCGTGATGGCATTGAATTCGATCAACCCACGTTGATTCTGAAAAACGGCCAGCCGGTACTGATGGCGCATAGGGCGGTGACGCCAATCGATGCAGGAGACGTCGTGGCCTTGGTCACTCTGCCACAAGGCGGTGGCGGTGGCGGCAAGAACCCGCTGCGAACTGTACTGATGATCGCTGTCCTGGTCGTCGCAAATGCGTATGGCGGCGCACTAGCTGCCTCAATGGGGTATTCAGGTACGCTGGCCACGGCGGTGGCGTCCACTGCGATCGCAGTCACGGGCTCTGTGCTCGTTAATGCGCTGGTGCCCTTGCCGAATCAGTCACTGCCCTCGGCATCGGCCAACACCACATCTCCCAGCCCAACGTACTCCTTGCAAGCGCGGGGAAACTATGGACGCCTGGCACAACCCGTGCCCGTGATCTATGGCCGCCATCTGGTGTACCCCGATCTGGCCACCATGCCCTATACGGAGTACGAGAACAACGAGGAGTATCTGCATCAACTGCACGTCATCGGTGTTGGGCAATTCCAGTTTGAGGAGCTGTCCATTGATGACAGCCCGATCAGCTCGTTTGCCGAGGTGCAGGCGCAGGTGATTGAGCCTGGCGGTCAGAACACATTGTTCAATCCTGATGTGCTTTCGGCCCCTGAGGTCTCTGGGCAGGAATTGATTGCTGTGAGCGACACCGGAGCCATTGTTGGCCCCTTTGCCCTCAATCCGGTTGGCACACAGATCAATCAGGTCGGTGTCGATGTGGTGATGTTGCGTGGCCTGTACTACGCCAATGACAGTGGTGCATTGGAAAGCCGATCGGTGCAGTGGCGGGTTGAGGTGCGAAGCATCAACGACGACGGGGATGCCATTTCGGGATGGCTCCATCTGGCAGATGAGACCTACTCGGCTGCCACCAATACCGCGCAACGTCTATCGTTTAAGTATTCGGTGGCACCTGGGAGATATGAGATTCGGTTGCAGCGCCTTGATGCACGGGACACCAGCAATCGCGCTGGCCATGAGTTGCGCTGGGGGCAGGCCAAGGGCTATTTGGCGGGATCAAATTTGCCCACTGATCTGACCTACCTCGCGCTCAGGATGCGTGCTACCGACAACTTGTCGCAGCGCTCATCCCGGCTGGTCAACTGCCTGGTGACGCGCAAGCTCCCCGTCTGGAGCTCAAGCTCTGGGTGGTCTGTGCCGCAACCCACCAGGTCGATTGCGTGGGCCTTTGCGGATGCTGTTAAGTCCAGCTACGGCGCAGGGTTGCCTGACCGGCAGTTGGATCTGGCAGCCTTGGCGCGGTTGGATGCGGTTTGGTCGGCGCGGGGGGATACCTTCAACGCAGTGTTCGATCAGATCCAGACGGTGTGGGATGCCTTGGGGCAGATTGCTCGGAGCGGGCGCGCCGTGCCTTTCTTGCAAGGCGGGATTGTTCGTATCGTTCGCGATGAACCCAAGACCATCCCTGTGGCGCTCTTTTCTGCTCGAAATATCGTGCGCAACAGCTTGAAGATTCAGTACCTGATGGCAGGCGATGCGACAGCGGATGCCGTCACGATCGAATACGTCAATCCCAAGAGCTGGAAGCCAGACGAGTCCACGGTGGCGCTGCCTGGATCCTGGGCAGTAAAGCCTGCTCGCGTGAGGTTGTTTGGTTGCACCGATCGAGCTCAAGGCGTTCGTGAGGGCAAATACATCGCGGCGGCGAATCGGTATCGCCGACGCATCGTGACCTTCCGCACTGAGCTGGAAGGATTGATTCCAACCTATGGAGACTTGATTGCGCTCAGTCACGACATCCCTCGTTGGGGGCTGAGTGGAGAGGTCTTGAGCTGGGACAGTCAGGCGAGAGCGGTGCGGTGTTCTGAGCCGCTGAGTTGGCAGTTAGGTGCCGTTCACTACCTCGTTCTGCGAAAGCCGGATGGCTCGGTCTCCGATGCCATTGAGGTCACGCAGGGGGCAACTGCTTCCCATGCCATCCTGAAAACGCTTCCCGGTTTTGAGCCGCAGGTCAGCGCTGACCGTGAGCGAACGCACTTTGCATTTGGTGTCGGACAGTCTTGGTCTCAGCTGGCGCGCGTCATGAGCGTCAAGCCCAGGGCTGAGCAGGTCGAACTGACTTGCGTGGCCGAAAACGCGTTGGTGCATACCGCCGATCAATTCTGATCTGAACCTGATTTTTGTAACCACCCGCCGAGGAGCAGTCCCGGCGGGTTTCTTTTTGGAGAAATGAATGCCGGAACCGACAAGTAGTGGAGTCGCAGGAGCTGCAGTGGCATACAAGGCCTTTGGCGGCACGGCGGCGGCAGTTGCCAGCGGAGCCACCTTAGCCGCCGTTGTGGTCATGCTGATGACCCCACCGCGAAACAAACGTGAATGGGCCGTCGGCTTGATCAGTACGGTGGTATCGAGCATCGGCGGGGGCGCGTTCACCGTTGAGCATTTCGGATTGCATCACTGGGCGTTCTCATTCATGGGGCTATGTGCTTTGGGCGGGTTGATCTTTGCGTGCGGTTTGCCGGGGTGGGCGATGGTTCGTTGGACCTTTGCTTTCATCGACAAGCGTCGAGACGATTCGATCGATGAGGTGGCCAAAGACGTGAGGGAGCTGCTATGAAGCCGATTGAATTCATCGCATTGATCGGCTCCTCTGCGCAGGCAACGGCCAAGCGCTCGGGCGTGTTCGCCAGCATCACGATCGCGCAGGCAGCGTTGGAGTCAGGTTGGGGTGAGTCTGGTCTGGCCAAGGTGGGGAAGAACCTCTTTGGCATCAAGGCCGACAGCCGCTGGAGGGGGGAGATCTTGATCCTTCAGACCAAGGAATTCATCCGTGGCCAGTGGGTTGTGGTGCCTGCCAAGTGGCGCAAGTACGCCAGCTGGCAAGAGAGCATTGATGACCACGCAGCCTTCCTCAAGCAAAACCCGCGCTATCAACCATGCTTCCAATGTTTGACGGCTGAGGCATTTGCACAAGCGCTGGCCAAGGCTGGGTATGCCACTGATCCGGGCTACGCCAGTAAGGTGATCGGCCTCATGAATCAGCACAAGTTACAAGCGCTAGATGGAGGTGTTCCTTGAACTGGCTTACCAAATTTATCTTCGCCAATTGGAATTACCTGTTGGGCGGACTTGTACTGCTGATGGTTTTCATCTGCGGAATCCAGATCGGTGAGTCCCGGATCAATCGGGAATGGAATGCCGAGAAGCTGCGAGTGGCGCGGGTCGTTGCCAAGCAAGAGCAGCGTGCCGCAGACATTCGTCAATCACAAACTCAAATCAATCAGGAAATCTCAAATGAATACGCGAAAAACTCGAGGCTGCTTGGTAAGCGTTCACTTGGCCTTGGCTCTGTCGGCGTGTGCGACAGCGCCACAGCCAGTGCCGGGAGTGTGCCCACCGTTTCCGAAGCTTCCGCAGGAGCTGCAAGCCTCTCCGCCGACGCTCTATCTCTTACCGCTGGAGATGCAGGATCGGTGAGTTGCGCTCAGTTGAGCAAGGATGCCACCCAAACCACCCTCATGCTGCTTGAAGTGCAGCGTTGGTACGAGCTGCAGCTTCAGGCGTTCAAATGAGACTTGGACTCCCTCAATATTGACAACAACAAAAACCGTTGAAAGCGTGCTAAATCATGCCAAATCATGCTTAAACTGATTGACGAGGCAGGTGATGTGTGCAATCATTCAAAAATTACCAACATTCCAACTTTTGATGGAAACATTTGTTATGTCAGATCGCTGGTTGTCGGTCGAAGAGATCGCCGAGTATCTCGGTGTGAGCAAGGACACGGTATATGCATGGATTAACAAAAGGCATATGCCATCACACCGAATTGGACGGCTTTGGAAGTTCAAGTCCGATGAAGTCGACGTATGGGTGCGCTCTGGAGGAGCCGCAGAAGTAGAGGGGCAGGTCAAAAATGTTTGACTTGCTATCGGTTGGTTTTTATCGCTTCATCCAGCGGTCAAAACAAAACAAGGAATGTTGAAATGAGAAAAATATCTAGCGTGGATTTGTTCTGTGGGGCTGGCGGGCTGACGCATGGCTTCGTGCTTGAGGGCGTGCCGGTAGTTGCTGGCATCGATATGGACCCTGCTTGCCGCTTTCCTTATGAGGCGAACAACAGTGCCAAGTTTGTTGAGAGAGACATTAGCAAGGTCTCCACCGCCGAGTTGAATGCGTTGTTCGGGGATGCCGACTTAAAGATCCTTGCTGGGTGCGCTCCTTGCCAGCCTTTTTCTACTTATGCGCAACGTTACGAGCTTGATGGCAAGGATGGGAAATGGGGTCTTTTGTACGAATTTGCTCGTTTGGCCAAGGGCACCCGACCAGATGTCATCACGATGGAGAACGTTCCGACCGTTGCCAAGCATGAGGTGTTCCATGACTTCGTCGATACGCTGAAACGACTCGGCTACAACGTTTGGTTTGATGTCGTCGATAGCTCCCAATACGGCGTGCCACAGACTCGTCGACGCATGGTTCTCCTGGCATCTCGGCACGGCGAGATTACGATGATCAAACCCACACTCGAAAAGCCAAAAACCGTGAGACAGGCGATTGGCCGTCTACGTGCGTTGAGCGCTGGCGAGGCGGCTCCCAGAGACAAGCTGCACGTTTCATCTACTCTGTCGGAGAAAAATCTCAAGCGCATCAAGGTTTCGAAGCCTGGTGGTACTTGGCGTGATTGGCCAGAGCATCTCGTCGCCGATTGTCATCGCGCAGAAAGTGGAAGGACTTACCCCGGTGTCTATGGCCGCATGGAGTGGGACAAGCCAGCCCCTACCATGACGACGCAGTGCTATGGATTCGGAAACGGTCGTTTCGGACATCCTGACCAGGATCGCGCAATCACCTTGAGGGAAGCAGCAATTATTCAGAGCTTCCCGCGTGACTACGCGTTCATTCCCGATGACGGTGAAGTGAGCTTCAAGGTGCTTGGGCGCCTCATCGGCAATGCCGTTCCCGTAGATCTTGGTCGCGCGATCGCACGAAGCATCAACTCCCATCTTGCTTCGATTGCGCCACAACCATGACCCGATAAATGCCGCCCCGGCTATTTGCTGGGGCGCATAGAACCCACAGAACAGGAAAACGGTAGACGCATGGAAATTTCGAACGTACAGAATAGCCAGGCCTACCGCGCCCGCCCAGAGCCTGGGCAATTGGTCGAGGTCAGGCGACGCCAATGGGTCGTTGCCGAAGTCGCCTCATCCCAGCTAACGTCAGCCTCTACGCAACAGAATGCGGTGACCCTCTCATCTATCGACGAGGATGGTCTAGGTGAGGAGCTTGAGGTCATCTGGGAGATTGAGCCCGGCGCGCAAATCATTGAGCGTGCGGGTCTCCCTTCGATTACTGGCCAAGATGACTCCGACACCCTCGAAGCCTTTCTTGATGCGGTTCGGTGGGGTGCTGCCACCAATGCCGATAAAGGCTTTCTGCAAGCGCCGTTCCGCAGTGGCGTCAGCATTGAGGACTTCCAGCTTGATCCACTGGTGCGTGCCATCGATATGGCGCGCGTCAATCTGCTCATCGCTGACGACGTCGGCTTGGGCAAGACCATCGAGGCGGGTCTCGTCATCCAAGAGATGTTGCTGCGGCACCGTGCCCGCACCATCTTGATCATCTGTCCTGCATCGCTTCAAGAGAAGTGGCGCGTCGAGATGCTGGAAAAGTTTGGCCTTGATTTCCGGGTTGTCGACACGGCCTACATCAAGCAGCTGCGCCGAGATCGCGGCATCCATGCCAATCCGTGGACATCGCATCCGCGCCTGATCGCGTCCATGGACTGGGTTAAGAGCGGCGAAGGGCTGCGCGCCATGCGCGACGTTCTGCCAGCGCACACCAGCTATCCACGCAAGTTCGACATGCTCGTCGTCGACGAAGCACACAACATCGCCCCCGCTGCCGGGGCGAATTACGCGCTGGAAAGCCAACGCACACGCTTCATCCGTTCCATCAGTCCGCACTTCCAGCATCGCCTGTTTCTGACGGCAACCCCACACAACGGCTATACCGAATCCTTCACATCGCTGCTGGAGTTGCTGGACGACCAGCGTTTCGCCCGAAACATCCTGCCCGATGAAAAGCAGTTGAGTCAGGTGATGATCCGCCGCCTCAAGAGCGATCTGGTCGATGCGGAAGGTAAGCCGCTCTATGCGCAGCGCAAGTTGCAAGCACTACTGGCCTCGTACTCCGCACAAGAGCGGGCCATTCACCAGAAGCTGAACGACTACTGCGCGAGTCGCGAGCAGGATGCCGAAAAGGTCGGCAATGCGTTCGGCACATCGTTCGTCAATCAGTTGCTCAAGAAGCGCCTCTTCTCCTCTCCCGCCGCGTTTGCATCCACCCTTGAGAAGCACATTGCCAGCCTGGCCAATGGCGGCCAGCGCAAAGAGAAGGATGCGATGGCCGACCGCATTTTGCGCAAAGCCATCCTGAGGGTCGAAGAGGACTACGCCAACGACCAGGAGGTCGAAAACGCCCAGTCCGAGGCCGTCGAAGAGGCTTCACGTCGCGCGCAGCCGCTGACGGCAGAGCAGCAGCAAATGCTGAACGAGCTGCGGTCGTGGGCACAGACGGCCAAGAATCAGGTCGATGCCAAAGCCAAGGCCATCCTCGACTGGCTCAAGGTCAACCTCAAGACCGACGGTCAGTGGAATGATCGTCGGGTCATCTTGTTCACCGAATACCGCACTACGCACCAGTGGATGCACGAGATCTTGGCCAGCCACGATTTTGGTGGCGATCGACTTGCCATCCTCCATGGCGGCATGCCGCAGGATGAACGCGAAAAGGTCAAAGCGGCCTTCCAGACCTCGCCCAAGGATTCAGCGGTGCGCATCCTACTGGCCACCGATGCCGCATCCGAAGGTATCGACTTGCAGAACCACTGTAACTGCCTCATCCATCTGGAGATCCCTTACAACCCCAATGTAATGGAGCAGCGCAACGGTCGTATCGACCGGCATGGCCAACGCCAGAAGGAAGTCTTGATCTGGCACCCCGTTGATGGCGGAGAACAAGGCAAAGCAACAATTGGCGGTCACGGCGACGACATCATCCGTGCGCTGCGAAAGCTCGAATCCATGCGTGCAGACATGGGTAGCGTCAACCCAGTCATTGCTCCGCAGATGTCAGGGCTGATCGAAGGTTCACTCAAAGACCTCGACACCCGCCTTGCTGAAGCCAAGATCGCCAAGGCCAGACGCTTCGTGCGCGCCGAGCGCGAACTGAAAGACCGGGTCGCCAAGCTGCACGAACGGCTTCTGACCACGCAGCAGGATTTTCACCTCACGCCAGAGCACATCCGCATAGCGGTCAAGACGGGCCTCAAGTTGGCAGGCCGCCCGCCACTCGAGCCCTTTGCTTTGCCTGATGCCCCTGCTGGCACTGTATTCAAGATGCCCGCGCTGTCGGGCTCGTGGGCGCGCTGCCTCGAAGGCTTGCGTCACCCCCACACACTGCAAATTCGGCCCATCACCTTCGATCATGCCGTCGCCAACGGGCGTGACAACGTAGTGCTGGTTCACTTGAATCACCGACTGGTACAGATGTGCCTGCGCTTGCTGCGCGCCGAGGTCTGGGCGCAGGACGATGTGAAAAAGCTGCATCGTGTCACGGTGCGTTCGGTGCCGGACGCACTGATTGATGGGCCTGCAGCGGTCGTCATCTCGCGGTTGGTCGTCACGGGCGGCAACCATCATCGCCTCCACGAAGAACTAACGGTCGCCGGGGGCTATCTGGGCGATAAATTATTCCGTCGTGAGGAAGGCGTCACCAAAGTCCAGCAATGGCTGGATCAAGCCAAACCCCTGACGGCTTCAGACTCTTTGTTGGATGCCATTCGCGTGCGTTTCGACCGTGCGCAAAGTTCTATCCTGCAGGCAGTCGACGCCCGGTCAAAAGACCGGCTGAAGTTCCTGACCAACACCCTGCAATCCCGTAAGCAGCAAGAAGTGGCCGACATTGGAACCGTGCTTGACGAGCTTGAGAAAGCCATCCAATTTGAGCTGAAAAAAGATCAGCAACCGGCCCAGCTTTCCCTGTTCTCAGAAGACGAGCGAACGCAGCTCAGGCGCGATACCGCCGCACTGGAAGCGCGTCTTGCCCGCATTCCGGCCGAGCGCCAGCAGGAGGCTGAAGCCATCGAAACCCGCTACGCCAAACTCAATGACCGCACCTTCCCGGTCGCCGTCATCTTCTTGGTGCCTGCATCTGCCGTTCAGGGAGGTGCCGCATGAGTACTCCCAGCGTGCATGATGATTGGCTGTCGCTGATCGAGATCTCCGGCCCATTCCTTGCCGTTCCCGTTCTGAAAGAAGCCTTTCCACAAGGGCTGGAAGAGCTGGGTGCCATCAAGCGCAAACGTCTGCGCCAAGCCTACGAGGAATGGCGCGAAGCGCTGGAACTGGAAGACGCGCAATTCGCCGAGTTGCACGTGGCCTGGATCGACGAGGTGCTGTCGCGTGGCCTTGAACTTGATGAAGACGGCAAAGGCGACGTGCTCAAGCGCGTCGACTGGTGTGCAGCCAACCTCCAAACCACCGTGCCCGAACATGGCGTGACGCTTTCGCCCGATCTTGCGGTAGTCGATGAGCAACGTGCCAACAAGCCGCTGATGCTGATCCAGACCTATGCGCAAGATGTCGATCTTGATGCCACACAGAAGCTAGACGGCTGGGCTGCCACACCCGCCGATCGCATGGTTCAGTTGTGCCGTTCGCTGGGTTGTCGCCTCGGACTGGTGACCAACGGCGAGCGCTGGATGCTGGTGGATGCACCGGTGGGTGCCGTGACCACCTTCGCAAGTTGGTATGCCCGCATTTGGAGCCAGGAGCCCATCACGCTTCAGGCCTTCGTGCACCTGCTCGGCATTCGCCGTTTATTTGTCGACGAATCCGAACAACTACCAGCACTGTTTGATCGCTCCCTGAAGTTCCAGGACGAAGTCACCGACGCCCTTGGCGAGCAAGTCCGTCGCGCCGTCGAAGTATTGATTCAGACACTCGACAAAGCCGACCAGGATCGCAATCGAGAGCTCCTGCACGACGTCAAAGAACCAGAGCTGTATGAGGCCGCGTTGACGGTGATGATGCGCTTGGTCTTCCTTCTCTCCGCAGAAGAGCGTGGTCTGCTGCTGATGGGCGACGAACGCTACGAGGCCAACTACGCGCTCTCCACCTTGCGCATGCAGTTGCGCAAGGAGTCCGAGGAAATTCTGGAGCGTCGCTGGGATGCTTGGTCGCGCCTGCTAGCGATCTTCCGCGCCGTTTTTGGCGGCATTGAACACGAAAATCTGCGGCTGCCTGCGCTGGGCGGTTCGCTTTTCGATCCCGACCGCTTTCCCTTTCTTGAAGGGCGAGCCAAAGGGTCCAGTTGGCGCAGCGATGCAGCCAAACCGCTGCCAATCGACAATCGCACCGTCCTGCTGTTGCTGGAAGCCATTCAGCAATTTCAGGGGCGAACGCTCTCCTACCGTGCGCTGGATGTGGAACAGATCGGCTACGTGTACGAGGGTCTGCTCGAACGCACTGTCAAGCGTACCGATGAAGTCACACTGGAGCTGGACGCCACCAAGAACGCCAAGACCCCATGGGTCAAGCTGGCCGAGCTGGATTCGTCACGTTTGGATGGCGCTGCGCGGTTGGCCGAGTTGCTGCAAGAACGCTCTGGTAGTTCCACCAGCCGGGTGCGTAATGATCTGTCCAAGCCCGTCGACGACACCTTGGCCGAGCGCCTGCTGACCGCTTGCTTGGGCGACACCATGCTCCGCGACCGCGTCAAACCCTATGCCAATTTGCTGCGTACCGATCCATGGGGCTATCCGCTGGTCTATCCCGCTGGCGCTTTCATCGTCACCATCGGTTCCGATCGACGTGAAACCGGCACCCACTACACGCCGAAATCACTGACTGAAGCGATCGTCGCCGAGACTCTCACGCCGGTGGCATATGTCGGCCCCGCCGAGGGAACGCCGCGAGAACAGTGGGTACTGAAATCCCCCGCTGAACTGCTTGATCTCAAGATCTGCGACCCAGCCATGGGCTCAGGTGCTTTTCTGGTACAAGCCTGCCGTTGGCTGTCGGATCGCCTTGTCGAGGCATGGTCACAGGTCGAGGCTACGGGCAAAACCGTGAGCGTGGATGGTGAAGTTTTGGAAGCAGAAGCAGCCAAGGAGCCTCTGCCTCGCGACAGCGAAGCACGCACAGTAATCGCGCGCCGCCTCATCGCTGAGCGTTGCCTGTACGGTGTCGATTTGAACCCACTGGCCGTCGAGCTTGCCAAGCTCTCAATCTGGTTGGTGACGCTGGCAAAAGACCGTCCGTTTGGTTTCCTTGATCACAACTTGTGTTGTGGCGACAGCCTGCTCGGAATTCATCGCCTTGATCAACTAACCCAGCTATCAATGGATCCCTCGGGTCAAGGCCAGCTTCGCCTTTTCGGTCAGAGCGTTGAGCGAGCCGTGCGGGATGCCATAGAACTTCGTTTGCGCCTACGAGCAATTCCCATACGTGATATACGCGATGTGGAAGCAATGGCAAGCATTAATGAGGAGGCACAGGCAAAACTCAAGGTTTCGGATCAGATTTCGGACGCATTGGTTGCTACTGTCTTTGCAATAAAAAAGACGCGCGCGCTCGAATCACACCTCGCAATATTGGCTAGCGAGGCAGACCACGCTGTGGGCGGGAAGATTGACGCATTGTCATCAATACGGCGCTTGGCAGAACAGGCATTTTCCATTAGCTCTAGGAACAATGGCGCACCAAGGCAGCTGCATTGGATACTGAAATTCCCTGAGGTTTTTGATCGCCATGATGGCGGCTTTGACGCAGTACTCGCTAATCCGCCATTCGTTGACTCAGAGACAATGTCCCGCATTGACCCAGAATATCGTGACTACTTGGCGCGCTCGTATTCGTGTGCAAAAGGTAATTGGGACCTTTACATTCCGTTTATTGAACGATCACTTCAAATTTGCCGACGCAAAGGAAGGGTTTCACTCGTTAGCCCAAACAAGTGGCTTGCAGCTCCATATGGAGCTGCACTACGAGCCAAAACTGTAAATTGCATATCTGCAGTACTTGATTTTTCCAAGGGTAGAGCATTTGAAGGCGTTGGCATTGCTGCCATTTGCAGCTCCTTCTGCTCAGAGTCGCGATCAAAATTTATTAAGGTAGAAAACCCTGCATCAAGTTCTGCGGTAACGCACGTACATGCGGACTCTATTGCAAAGCAGCCTAACTGGGGGTTCCTGCTATCGGCTCATATTGATATTCTTTCCACGCTTTCCGCTAGTGGGGTAACTCTTGGCCAGTATGTGACTGCCAATGACCCATTTACAGTATCTGAAGCCTACCAGCTGGTGGATGATGTTGTCGAGGCTGACTCAACAGAGGAACCAGTATTCACTTTTGTGAATACTGGAACGATTGATCCATTCAAGACTCTTTGGGGGGAGCGCGAGACTCGCTATCTTAAAAAGAAGCTAACTCGCCCCGTAATTGAGCAGGGAAAGTTGGAGCGTCGATTCCCTAGACGATTCGCGCAGGCGCAGGAGCCAAAAATCATATTATCAGGAATGCGAAATTTTGAAGCATTTCTTGATCAGGAAGGAAGTTTCGTTGCTGGAAAATCTTCAGTCATAGCTATCCCAAAGAATAACCAGTTGTCTTTGTTAACTTGCCTTGGATTGCTTAATTCGCGATTAATAAGATTTTTCCTGCAAGAATCTTACGGAGCACTTGGGGTTGACGGGGGTATTAGCTTTTCTGGAGATATCGTGGAGTCACTGCCCTTGCCAATAGGATTTTCCGGGGAGCTTCCTCTGCTGGATGGAATGATAAAGAATCTCTTGGATGAAATATCCGCCGGCAAAGATGTCTCTGGTCTATTGGATGCCATCGACAACGCTGTTTTTGATGCGTATGGCCTTTCGGCAGAAGATCGCAACGTAATTGTGGAGTGCGAACTGAAATGCTAAATACGGCTGTACCTTGGCAGATCACCTGCCAGCGTGGACTTAGTGCAGGACTGTACTTGCGAGGAATTTGAAATCATGGAAAAAAGCGAGCAAATGAACCTCATTGATGCATTTACTACAGAGCAAAAAGATGAGGCAGAGGCGCAGATTTCTCTTCGACAGAAGGAGACTGACTTTGACATCCGCGAGTACCCTGTAGAAGTCATTGTCAGAAAATTCACCGACAAGATCGAAGGTGACAAAGCAGAAATATTCGTTCCTGATTACCAGCGCGAACTGGTGTGGAGCGACGTACAACAGTCTCGATTCATTGAATCCATTTTGTTGAATCTGCCGATACCTTATTTGTACGTGGCAGACATAACGTCAGGTGAAGATGCTGGTCGACTTGAGATCGTCGACGGCTCCCAAAGAATAAGAACCTTGGTTAGATTCATGGGCAACGAACTGATGCTTGATCGGCTTGAAATACTCGACAAGCTGGTTGGCTTTCGTTTCAAAGATCTGCCTCTGCCCAGGCAGCTTCGATTTGGGCGAAAAACCATGCGCATGATTGAGCTGATTGAGGTTGATGAAGAAGCAAGACGACAACTTTTTGATCGGCTGAATAGTGGTGGGTCAAAATTGGAAGACATGGAAAAGCGAATGGGGTCACGCGATGGAAAATTCCTAAAATTTATCCGTGACCTGTCCGACGTTCAGGAATTCAAAAATCTGTGCCCTATTAGTGAAGCCCGCGTAAAGCGCAGGGAATATCCAGAGCTCATACTGCGATTTTTTGCCTATCGAGACCAATATGAGAACTTCGACCGCCGGGTAGATGAGTTCCTGGATGACTACCTTGATGAAAAAAATCTGAATGGATTTGACAGCGCCGCTTTCGAGAGAAGCTTCATGGGAATGCTTTCATTTGTTCGCCAGCATTTTCCATATCACTTCCGCAAGAATCAAAATAATTCATCGGTGCCTCGAATAAGGTTCGAAGCGATTGCTATTGGCGTCGCACTTGCTCTCGCTGAAGTCCCGAACATTCAGCCTGCCAGCATGGATTGGCTCGAAAGCGAAATGTTTCGTTATTTGACTCGATCGGATGCAAGCAATTCGCGTCCTCGGGTAATCAACAGAATCCATTTCGTCAGAGATAGCTTGCTTGGCCGAGACATCGAATGGGCTAATGGGGTCGAGCCAACCGTATGAGCACATCAATTCCAGCAATGGTTGGCGCAGAGGAAACTTATAACTCTCGCTGCCGAGAGATTGAGCGCTTCTTCGAAATGCTGCAATTTATGAGAGACAACAGGGATTCAAGGTTGTGCGGTGAACCATTGGATGCAGCAGACCCGAATACTTATGTCGTCGGCAGAGACCTTGAGAAGACACTGAGAGCTTCCGCTTATTTGATGCTGTACAACCTAGTGGAGGCAACGATGACGAATTCAATAGATGCCATACATCAACACATCGCGGATGAGCAGGTTGGCTTTGACGAACTAAAAGAGGATGTAAGAAGAATTGCCATCAAGGGTCTTCGCAAGGCCGTGTCATCAGAAGCGCCATCGGAATTGCTTGATGCAACTATTCCGATATCCAGCGCGTTGATTTGGCTTGGTT